TATATCAAATTTTTTGGATGCTCTTCCATCCTTACTGGAGATAGCCGAAAAATTTGATATATCTTCCATTCTTCGTCTTAAAACAACTGAGGCTAGAATGGATTTGTCATTTGAGTTAGTAGGAATCGTGTTGGATAACATAGATGTTTTATCTAAACAATCTACGAGTGGTATGGACCAGACAATCAAGAAGGTATCACAAATGATTTCAAAAAAATCCGATGATGATGTTATGCCTCAAAGCGGAAATAGTTCGGTTCCACCAACCCCAACCCCAAAAGACGAGGGTGATGACGGTGAGGGAGATAAAAACGACGGTGATGAATCATCGGATAAAAAAGAAGAATCCAAGAATAATAATCAAAATGTAGATGATATTATTGGGGGTAATAAATCCGAAGCAGAAAAGTTAACAACAGAAAAAACAGAAGACGCACGTGGAGATACTAGTGAATTTACAGAATCACAAATAAAGAAGATCGCAGATCAATTTTATAGAAACAAGGAAATATTAAAACATGATTCTGAACATCTTAAAAAGGAAATAAATAAAGAACAAGGTTCTTTGTTGGATATTATTGAAAATTCAGGAATTCACATCGCTCATTCTCATTTTAGTGGAGCTGAACAACAGGGACAAATTAGGACTGTAGATTGTGTAGTTGTAAATAATCTTACGAGAGAATTGATGTTTTCCGGACGAGATGTATTCCCATTTTGTTCCCATGATGATTTCCAGACGAGTCCTGAACCAGACAAAAAAACGTTATCCGCTGTATTAGACGGAATTGCTTTGGGAAAAAGATTAGGAAAGAGACTTCAAATTCGTAACGAAACGAATATTATAAAATACATAAGACGATCATCAGGAAAAATAGAAAGAAGAATCCTATCGGAACTAGCAACCGGCACAGAAAACATTTTCTATAAATTAAAAAAAGAAAGTTATGAAGTTGCACGATTGCATATAACAGTAGATTCAAGTGGATCTATGTCGTCCGATACAAAATGGTTGCCTACAATGACTTGTTTGACAGCTATCTGTGTAGCAGCATCCCGTATTCAAAACGTTCATGTTTCGGTATCATTACGTGCAACACACCGAATAGGGTCGGTGGATTTACCATATATTGTTATCGCATACGACTCGGAAAAGGATAACATTAGCAAAATTAGAAATCTATTTCCGTTTCTTAGGCCGAATGGAGGAACTCCAGAAGGATTAGCCTTCGAAGCCATAATGAATGAATGTATCTTGAATAAGAGAGTCGTTGGAGAAGATCACTACTTTCTTAATCTTTCGGATGGAGAACCTTGTTATACCTTCGCTGCGGCAAATGGTCTGGGATTTTCTTATACAGAACAACCCGCGGCACTCCATACCAAACGACAGATGCAAATAATCAGGTCATACGGAATAAAGATTCTGAGTTATTTTATTAAAGACAAACATGAATATTCATCTCCTCACCCATTAGGATTAAACACTGGTGAACACCTATTACGCCAATTTCAAACAATGTATGGAAAAGATGCTAAGAACATCAATGTCACAGAGATAGGTTCCATTTCAAAGACCATGAATGGACTTTTTCTAAAAAAAGAATAAAAAGAATGAAAAAACCGTTTGACAAAATTATAGTTTCACGTTAAAGTAATATGTAGTCCAATGGAGGAATACAGAAAGTAAAAAAACACGTTATATATGAACAACACAACAACAACACAACCAACACAACTAACCCCTTCTAACACGATAATCACAACTTCTGTTACGAAGAAAACTCAACGTAAAAATAAAACTAATCTCGTATTAGTTTGGCCGGCCAATACAACCTATTTTACGATAAAGGATTTGATTAGATTAAATCCTGATTTCAAAGAAATCACTCTTCGAGTTCGTTTAAAGAAAGCCATCGACGAAGAAAAGTCTGTCGGCGTAATCGGAACCACGAATCCCGGCAAAGGCCGCCCAAGTTTAGTTTTAGCAATGCGCCCCGTTCTACAATCGGTTCTCGACTCTGCCAAAGCTGACTCGATTCAGTTAGACGACCAAACCAAATTGGTAAACGTCATGAGCGTTGCAACATCTACGAATGTAACCTCGGTATCCACTTCAAACGTCTCTTCCGGAAAAACCGTCGTTGTAAGCTAAAAAGAGAAATCTAAAATTCTTCCCACATACACTATGCCAAAAAGGTTAAACAAACTTGAGGTATGTGTATGTGGGATTTTTGATCTTCTTGAAAAGAAATTGGTAAAAGTAAGTCTTGAAGAAGAAGAAATCGATACCGAATTGAGTTTCATGGAAGAACCAAGATATAACAAATGTTGGTTTCGTATAGAACTTGAAATGGATTAACCTTTTGTTGTTTTGGCATCTTCCTTCGATCCTTCATAGATTATTTTCTTCTTGAAAGAAAATTTATCGGAGTCTCTTTTATAGTAGATAACCATAACATCCTTTGACAATTTACGAACCATAGCATCCACCAAATTTCTACTTCCATACATAATTGGCATGTCTAATTCGTCATCATACAAAGCAAATTGAGTAGGCGATTTCTCAAAATAGTGAAACACCGACATGTCTTTATCAATTTTTTTAAACTGCATATATAATAAATAGTATCAGAAGTTGACTTTCTTTTTTTATACAATATATTCATTACATGAGTAACGATTCTAAACCATTTGACATTTCGGATATTGCTGATATTTCAGTGAAACAAAATGCCTTTGATATTAACGAGGAAGTTAAAACACTTCTCAATAATATGAATTATTTGAAATCTTTGTCTGTAGAGGAATTCACTTTTAGAAAGAAATGGGAGGAAATAACAGATTGGACATCGATGAAAGGTCATCTTAATATGGCAGGTGAAGCCAAAGCTAAAATTTGGTCGCCTATAGATGTAAATGACGAGGCACTTACGGTAAAAGAGATAGAAAATCTTAATCCTACCATAGTGTTAATTAAAAATCCCGAAGACGACAGAATGTGGACGACACTCCGATATTTTTGTAGTTCGGCAGAATTCAATCAAGCTCCTGGAAGATTCGTGAAATTTTGGATAACTGATGGAAATTTAGAGAACCCCAGAATATTAGGATTGTCTTCGATTGCTAGTGATGTAATCTCCATCTCAGATAGAGATAAATACATTGGGTGGACATTAGACAATCGGTTAAAGGATAAAAACCTAGAACATTCAGCAATAGGAACCACTATAGTTTCGACTCAGCCTTTCGGTTATAATTTTTTAGGTGGTAAATTGACGGCTGCATTGGTTGTATCCAATACCGTTAGAGAATCATGGAAAAAGTTATACGATAATGTTTTGGTTGGAATGACAACCACGAGTCTTTATGGTTCTTATTCAATGTACAATAGTTTGAAGTGGTGGCATAAATGTGGTTCTTCAACAGGAAAGATTTTAATCAAACCAGACGAAATAATTTACAAGAAATGGCATGATTGGGTTAAAAAAACCAGAAGTCAGGAATATGAACAAAAAATGACTCAGAAAGAAGGCGTATCAGGACCAGTAACAGGAGCTAAACTTCGTGTCTTAAATATGATCTTTGAATCGGCTGGTTTGAAACAATCCAATTTTACTCATGGATTTGAACGAGGCGTTTATTATTCGTGTTTTTACGAAAATACTAAAGAATTTCTTTCAAATAAGATATCAGAGAAAGACTTGATATTGAAACCATTATTTCATCAGGATACTAAAGGTATAATGGAATGGTGGAAACCGAAAGCCATAGAGAGATACAAAAGACTTTTGAAAGAGAATAATATAAAGTCCGAAAAGTTGTTTTACTCAAACATGAATAAAATGAACTACGAACAAGCCAAATTTCATTATTTTAATGATGTTGGAAGATAATATAATTTGATTATATTCATTTACGATATATAGTTAAATAATAATCATTGTGATAAACACAATTACAAAAAAAGGAAAATCAGTTATGACTACTACCGTTAATAAATCCCGTGATGTTGCCACAGTTGCTAATGTCACTCCGTCTGGCCTCGAAATCCGTTACCGTGTTCCGTTGGCTGGAAATCGCACCGCCCAAAAACTCTCTGTTACTTCAGTTGACGGACAAACCGTTAATTTTACGAACAGTCAAGTCCGCGCACTCTTACGAGTTGTGACGGCAGGCCGTCGTGCAGCACGCCGATAAGAAATTGTCGAAAATCAATTTGAGGATGGAAGGAACCATCCTCAAACCTTTTAAAAATGTATGGAACTATTATCGATAATACTGAGTAGTTTATCTATATTGATAGCAATAGCGGCGTCGATATATTATGTCTCACTCTTAAAAGGAGTCGATAAAAGGTTGAAAAGAATCGATGCTGACATTAATATTCTAAATGGGAATCAAGTCATTCTATACAATTCAGTCAATACTACATCTCGGAGGATTTTAAGAAATGAAAAAGAAATCGAAAAAGCCCCAAGAAGATTCCAACGACGTTCAGAACGAATCCGTCAAACCGATAGGATTGTTTGATCACGTTAAACATATCCGAGAAGTTCAAAATGTAGATTACTATAAGAATCTGTCTGAATCAGACAGAAAATCTTTTAACCATTTTATGATACTTAGGGCATTATCAATGAACCCAACATTGGTAGATGACATATCAAAAATATTTCAATATTTTGATTCCATTCCATCTGAACAACTCTATAAAGTTTTGATTTCCTTAATTCCTTCTGACCGAAGATTCTATCCTTGGGTAAAATCCAAAAGAGAAAAAATGAATAGTCAATTATTGGAATTGATTGCCAAAAAATATGAAATATCGACAGACCGAGCAAACGAATACATATTAATGTTGATGAACATGGAGGGTGGAGTAGAAGAGTTGGTAAAAATTTGTCAGGGTTATGGATTGAATGACAAAGAAGTAGAGAGGATTTTTTCAAATGAATAAAAAAATTATTGTAATAGGTATTGCTGGCTATGCCAGATGTGGAAAAGATACATTTTGTAAGATCGCGGCATCCATTCTTAAAGAAAATGGATACGAAGTAAAAAAATTGGCATTTGCGGATGAACTTAAAAAGTTGGCTGATCCCATGTGCAAAACTCTTTTCAACATTTCTGCTTTTACTGATGATACAGAGGAAAAAAAGGTCATTCGACCTGGTTTGGTTTGGATAGGATGTGGGATGCGAGAACATTATGACAATGATATTTGGATAAACAAAGTGAATGCGACATTAATGGAAGAAGAACACTTAGCTTCTGATGAAGAGAAATCCAAAAAACGAGTTTATTTAATTTCGGATGTTCGATTCCCAAATGAAGTAGATTGGGTTCAAAATGAGTGGGATGGTTGGTCATTACATCTATCAAAATTTTATAAAACTGTAGGATTACAGGGAGAAATAGAACAAGTCTTTGACAAAGCCCCAAATGAAGAAGAAAGAAAAAACGATCCTCTCGTTAAAGAAAAATGTGATTTTTGTTTAGAGTGGGAAGATGTAAGAAGTTCCGATCCTTCAATATTATTAGAAGATATTCATAAAGATAACTATCTTAAAAACACCGTGCATCTTTGTTTAGAAAAATGTCCCCTCATTGAACTTCAAAATAGTTGCTTGACTTCAAAATAAATTAATTACCTTTTCCTTTACGGATATAAGTATATACGGTTATATACTTATGTCTAATTCCTTGTCCATAATTGATTATTCTAATACAATACAATCGCCAATTTTTTTGGTTGAATGTGCTACTCCCGAACAG